CAAGCCGGGAATGAGGCTAACTCTTCTCTTGCAGCGCGGCTTAATGCGGGCTTTGCCCCTGACGATCTAGCAAGCGACCCGGGCTATCAATTCCGTCTAGCAGAAGGACAGAAATCAATTAATAGAAGCTTGGGTGCGCAAGGATCTCTCTTCTCCGGTAAAGCACTCAAAGCAGCCAGCGAGTACGGTCAAGGTCAGGCCGCATCTGAATATGACGATGCTTACAAAAGATGGCTTGCACAAAACCAACAATTGGCGGGGCAGGCAGGACAAGGCCTTAGTGCCGCGAGTGGATTGACGGGTGTTTACGATAACCAAGGGAATATTAACGCTAATGCAACGCTTGGTAAAAACAACATACTGACTAGCACGCTTTCAAGCGTTCTCAATGGAACAGGAAAGAGAAATATCGTCGGATACAGACCAGACGGGACTCCTATCTATGACGATGCAGGCGAGAATTACAAACTGGTGTCCGCATGACCGTAGACCTTTCAGTATTCGACAGACTGAAGACCAAGGCTGATTATGACCGAGCTGAAGAAGAATTTCAGCTCAAACGTCAGCTCGCGACTGCTGAACTCAAAAAAGCCAGCCAGCTCGATATTGATAAAATGGGTGAGGTTGCCTTTTGGAAAGCTGCTCAAGGCGTCGAATTAAGCCCGCAGGAACGCGCAGCGGCGCAATTCGTTGACGCTAAAAGCGGCGGGGTTTCTTTCAACCCTGTTACGGGTGAATTGATTCAAAAGCCGCGCATTTCCGATAAGATTGGCTTTGGAGGAATACCAGCAAGCCAGCCGGAAATTCCGCAACCCGCCCCGATACAAAATATTCCAGAAGAAGCTCCCGATCCGGGTTCCTATGATGCTCTATATCAGGACGCACTGAAAAACGCAGCCGGAAATCCCAAGCTAGAGCAAACAATCAAAGCTGATTACCTAAAAAACAAAACTCAGTACACCGAAGGGCAGTCTAACGCTGCAACTTACGCTGACAGGATGAGGGCGGCGGAGACAATCCTTGAAAATCCTGAAATATCAGCAGCGGGAGCAGATTTAGGTCAAGTGGGGCTTTCTAAAATTCCTATTGTCGGAAATTACCTAGTAAATGAAAAATTCCAGCAGTCAGACCAAGCGAAGAGAGATTTTCTCAACGCAGTCCTAAGACGTGAATCCGGAGCAGTAATTAGCCCTGGAGAGTTTGCAAACGGCAACAGGCAGTATTTCCCGCAGCCGGGAGATAGTGAAGAGGTTCTGGCTCAAAAAGCGCTGAACAGAAAAAATTCACTAAACGGAATTTCAAGATCAGCGGGTCCAGCTTACCAGCCAACGGAAGTTGCGGACCCATACAAAGGCCAGCAGAAAGTCAGTCCTTCAAAAATTCCTATGAAAGCAGCCCAATATTTGAAAGCAAACCCAAGCCTCGCGCAACAGTTCGATGAGAAATATGGGGCCGGGGCTTCTAAAATGGTGCTCGGGAAATGAACCCATTCGATCAATTCGATGAACCCGGAAAACTTCCATTCAAAGGCAATCCCTTTGTCGATGATATCGGTGTTAATCCTATGGATGAGAATGACGTTAACGCAGCCCTTGGAGGCAATCCGTTCGATCAATTCGATGCTCAGGAACCGATAAAAGAAGCCAGTGCGCCAGTAATTAAGGCACCTTACCAAAAAGAAGGTTTAGGCAGAACGATTTTTGACCAGGGCATGCAAGGCGCGACATTTGGCTTTGCCGATGACATTTCCGACCGTGTAGGGGCGACGATGGCGGCACTTGCGAAAGAGCCTAAAGCCTTGATTACAGGAGAGTTTACCGATCCACAGTTGATTGATGAAGTGGCTAATGCTAGAAATAGCACTGAAGACAGACTTTCGAAACAATTCAAAGACCGCCCCGCTACTTCGATTTTATCAAATATAGGGGGTGCGCTTTTTACAGGAGCCGCAGGTGCGACGACAAGGGCCGGAGCCGCTATTGGTAATGCTTCTAGGACTGGGAGCACCGTCGCGAGGGTATTTAAAGGTATACCTGTCGGTGCCGCATCCGGGGCCTTTTATGGAGCGGGAGTTGGCAAAGATGGGGAAAAAACCGAGTCTGCTAGAAGAGGTGCTATTCTGGGTGGTAGTCTTAGTGCTGCCGCTCCTGTCGTTGGTAAGGTTGTAGAAAAAGCACTAACAAAAACTGTCGTTCCCACATCCGAACAAGTCCGTAACCAAGCAAGCAAACTTTATGAGGTAGCCGAACAAAAGGGAGGCGCTCTTTCTGCTGGCGAGGCGAATAAATTCTATAATCAAATCCTAAAAATCCGCCCCCAAACTGTTGAGGGTAAAGTTTTTAAGGGCAAGTCTGCAATCGCGGATATATTCGATCAGATTCCCGACTTAAAAGACAGACCTATGACCCTCCGTGCTGCTCAAGAGGTTGATGAGGCTTTGGGTGATCTTGCCTATGGGACGATGGATAAATTCGGGAAACTTACCTCTGATGGTAAGAAATTCCTCGACATGCAAACATCTCTTAGAAGAACAATCGAAAATGCCGATGAGAGCATGGTTCATGGTGGGAAAGAAGGTTTTGAAGCTCTTAAAGAAGCCAGAAGACACTGGGCCACATCACTGCGTTTAAGAGATGTAGAAAAGATCATTGATAATTCCCAGTATGCCGAACAACCCGCCACAGCATTGAGAACGGGCTTTAGAACGCTTCTCAAAAATCCCGATAGATTAAAAGGCTACACCCCTAAAGAAGTCGCTGCGATTAAAAGAGCGGCGAAAACTGGTATTGTTACGGACGCGCTAAGATTAGCTGGAAGCGGTCTTACACCGATCATTGCAGGAGCGGGCGGAGCAGCAGCCACAGTTCCTATGGGTGGTGTCGGGGCAGCGGCAGCTATTCCGGCTTATCTCGTGCAACAAGCCGCAAAAAAGGCTGGGGTTGTGAGACAGACTGCTAGAGCGAAAGATGTTGCAAAGGTTGTCGCTTCGCGAGTTGGCCTAAATCAAGAGCCACTTCTTACCCTACCGGAAATTATGAAACTCCCCCCTGAACAAGCGAAAAAACTTCTAGCCGCTTCAAGGGTTGCAGGTCCCGGCGCAGCAGTAATTCAATCAAAACGATAGCCCTCTTCGGAGGGCTTTTTTAATGGAGATACCATGACGGCAGTTCTACTGACGGAGCCTTTGCTTCAGTTTTTTGATGACAACGGCGATCCTCTTTCAGGCGGGAAAATCTACACATATGCGGCAGGGACGACTACGCCTAAAGCTACCTATACTGCTGCGGACGGACTGACTCCTAATGCAAACCCTGTCATTCTAGACGCGGCAGGACGAGCGGCGATCTGGATTTCCGGCTCGTATAAAATCGTCGTTAAAACCTCCGCTGATGTAACTATCTCCACAACGGATAACATTACCTCATTCGCTTCCGGAGCAGTAGGGACAACAGTCACCGATACTGGATTTACCGTACAGAACGCTTCCGATCTGACGAAGCAGTTTCAGTTTCTTCTCTCCGGCCTGACTACAGGAACAACAACAGTAGGCACTGTACCCGATGGAAATTTTACCTTCGGAACCAAGGCGAACATAGACGCTCGGGTAACAATCGCTGCCATGACAGATAAAGTCTTATATGGACTGACTTTGTCTAATAATGGATCAGATGCAACGAATGATATAGACATCGCCGCTGGGGCTTGTGTGTCTGATGATGGAACCACCATCATGACCCTCTCAGCGATTACAAAACGCCTTGACGCATCATGGGCCGTAGGAACTAATCAAGGCGGGTTGGATACGGGATCTATAGCCAATGCGACTTATCATCTTTGGGTCATAAATAGACCAGACACGAACGTTACGGATGTTTTATTCTCTACCTCCGCGTCCTCTCCGACAATGCCTTCTAACTATACTAAGAAAAAATGTATCGGATCTATCGTAAGAGCTTCGGCGGCAATTCTGGCATTTGACCAGCATGGTAACGAGTTCATTCTTGACACCCCTGTTTTAGATCACTCCACGGGGGCAACGGCGGGGACTTCAGCAATCACCGCAACTCTTTCCAGCTTACCAACGGGTGTGAAACTTAAAGCCATGTGCAATGGACTGTGTGCAGATAACGGAAACAATGTTTACGTATCTTCCCTGGATAGTGCTGATGTTGCGGCTTCTGCTTCCGCTGCTCCTTTAGCGACATTCGGTAGTGGCGGAACGAATTTTACAGGACAATTTAGCGTATGGACGAATACAAGCGCGCAGGTTCGCACAAGACAGGCCACGAACTCAGCGAATGGATTTAAAATAGCAACACTCGGTTGGAGAGATCCTAGAATTTAGCCCCCAGACAGGGGCTACGGTGTTTCAGCACCGAAACCGCAAGAACAAGCTTGCATGATTTGCACCACAATCACCCCGCTGGGTCGGGGACATCATGCAGGAGTCGCAACTACAAATGGAGTCAAAACTTGAGGATTATATGGCAATAGACGAAGTATCTAAGATGATTGGAAACTTTGAATCATTATTGAAAACACACGGGAATACTCTTGAGGAAATCCGCGACAGCATGGATGAAATGCGTAATTATCAAAAAGAGCAAAACGGTAAAGTTGAAAGAATATCCGCATGGAAGGAGCTTATCACCGATCCTGATGAAGGGGATTTAACTATAGCTGTCAGGAATTCTACCGATTGGGCGGAGACAAAGAAAAAAGTTAAATGGCTTGCCGGTCTTGGGGTAGTTGGTGGCACAGCCGGGAGCTTCAGCTTCGGAAAATTCCTTTCAAATCTTTTAGGCCATTTTAACGCATGACCAGACTCGTTCAATTCCTCGAAAAAAACCTGAACGTTATTTTCGTCAACATTATCTCCGGTGTAGCGATAGTAGGGGTTGCCGGGATTATCGCATGGGTGTGTTTTACGACGAGCGAGAACAGTAAGGATATAGTCCATTTGAAAACAATATGCGGTGTTGGATGAGCTTCACATTCTCCCACAACTCGAAGAACAAACTAACAGGCGTGAATGAAGGCCTCGTACGCTGCGCACAGAAAGCCCTTGAATACGGCCTGATGGATTTCGCGGTAGTTCAGGGGGTAAGGACGAAAGAACAACAGGCGGAATTATACGCGCAAGGAAGAACCAAGCCCGGCCAGATCGTCACATGGACAATGGAGAGCAATCATCTTTTACAGGAAGACGATACCGGCCACGCGATAGATATAGTCCCTGTCATTAACGGAAAGATGGACTGGGATACTTTAGAGAATTTCACCTTTTTGGCGGCTTTGATGTTCAGGGCGGCAATGGAAGAAAGGGTGCAAATAAGCTGGGGAGGATTTTGGAAAACCCCGGACCGACCACATTTTGAACTGAAAGGAAAATAAAATGTCACTAGAAGACGATGTAAAAAGCTGGCTGACCAGTAAAACAATCTGGGGGGCGATTATCGCTGCGGCTTCCCCTGTGGCTGCGAGCGTATTCAAGTTGGAATTCCCGCCTGAATTCTCTGCCGATCTTGCAGGGCAACTGGGTGCTTTATTCGGTGCCTTGTTAGCAATTTATGGCCGTGTAAAAGCGGTAAAGAAAATTGGCTAACCTCTGGACCTTCCTTGCCGAGCTATTCTTCAAGCTCTTAATACCCTTTGGGGCATATATGGCAGGGAAGGAAGCTGAGAAATCCGATCAGAAAGACAAGGAGATTGAACGTGCAGAACAAGGTGAAAAAGCATGGGCTAATCGGCCTAAGTCTAGTGACGATGCTCTTGAGCGGCTGCTCGATGCTGCAAACAAAGCCGACAAGCCCTGAGTATTCCAAGACCTTCCTCTTATGCGTTCGCAGTGAATGGAAAGAAAGCGTTCACGGGGTTTGTACGAAGGAGGCCTTGAAAGATTGGATGGTTATGAGCGGGATTTGATAAGATCTGAAATGTCTCTGGTCGCTCGTCTGATAGCGTGTCCGTGGCCCCACGCCCAACCAATACAAATACCCAAAATTAAACTTATCGGTTCCATGTTCTAGTTCTGTGAGGGTTTAGCAGGAACGCCGGGGAGTTTTACAGTTAGATCATGCCAATCTGCTGGCGAAATCGTGCCCAGCAATCCTGCTTTACCTATTCCGTGTATCATACTCTCCTCATATATAAAGAACCGGGGCCAGACTTGATACTGGCTCTTTGGCCTTCAGACGGAGCCGGGTTGCCAAGGTTGCGAAATTCTATAGCGAATCTCTCCCGACCTCGATGTGGGGTACGAAACCCTCATCCGTGTTGCGCTCCTGCGTTTCCTTCAACGCCGCCCGGTAGGAAAATCATACCCCCTATGGGAGATGGGGGCAAGAAATTACCGATACCTTTGAGAAGTTTCCGCCCTCGAAAACCCCATGCCATCCCCATGGGGGCAGGCCTCCACCTCCTTATGGGCTAGAATGACTCCCAGATCGTCCGCTATAGCGTTGATTGTCTGGATAGCTTCTTCTGCCCCGCACTTAAACCACTCGTTCCTGTGCCGTTTATGAGCCAATCTATCATGCGCTGATTTTTCAATTTTCCGGACTTGATCGACAACGGCGTATAAAGCCACCTGAATATCGAAGGGATTGACGCACTCAAGGGATTTCAGTCGGCCTAGAACGTTTTTGGTTATGCCGATTTTACAAAACTCTCCACATGAAAACACATATATTGCGTTCGGCTGTTGTCTCTTTTCCTGTCTCATAGAAAAATCTCATAATCAATAAATACAGGCATTTAATGTAGACCTTCTATATATTCTATGATACAAAAATCGTTCTTTACGTGATTGAAAACGCTCAATAAAGCGTTGCAAGAAACGGTGACTTTTAATCATGGGGTCGTGGGTTCGAATCCCACCGCGGTCACCACTTTTATTGACTTAAATGATTTTCCGAATGTCGTTAATGTCTCACAGAACGGCGTTTGTCTCATAGAATCATCACGGATAGCGTCACGGCTAGCGTAACGGTTTCACTCTTTCTGGTTTCCGACGATAAACTTTGCGGGTCATATTCGAATCCGCGTGGGCAAGTAAAGCTCTGGCATGTTCCAGACTGTCGGCATCGGAAGCGCATTTTGCCCGCAGATCATGCTCAGTGAATCTCTCTGTCACCTTCGTCTCAGCCAGCACTCGCTCCATAAAGCGGCCCCACATCGACTTCCAGCCCTCAGCATTTCCCGTTTTCTCGTCTACGTACCCGCGTCCATATTTATCGCAGAATATGAAAGGCGAAATGTCCACGGGACGGGCATTTTTTGCTTCATCAACCGCCAGCCTCAATTCGTCAGACCAATCATAAATTATGGGCTTTCCTGTTTTTGAGGTGGTGATATGAATACCCTCATCGCGACAATCGGAAACTCGCAACCGCAGAAGGTCACCCCGGCGCAAGCCCGTGAGAAGTTTGAGCTTGATGTATGCTCGTATGGCTCGCACGCTTCCTCTTTTCCGCACGCAAGGCAGACTAAGGCACTCGATAACTTCCCAATCTTCGATGTATCGGGTTCTGGGTTTTTCTCCTTCAAGTCGCACCTCACCTTTAAACGGATGTTTTGAAATATAGCCCCATTCGACGGCCTTCGTGTAAACGTGAGAGAGCAGGGCAATCTCTCTCCTGGCAGAAACTTTTTTCCCGCGCTTGTCGGCATATTTGTAAATGTGCTGCGGCTGCAAATCCCCCAAGTTCATATCACCGAAGACGGAGCGGATCTTCTCTATCTGCAAAGCATTTCCGGTTTGTGTAGTAGGGGCTTTTGTCGGCACGACCTCTAGGGCGTAACGGTCTAAAAGCTGGCCAATCGTCTGAGCTTTTTCGACAACAACCAGACGTGCCGCCCATACTTTGTAGGCTTCTGGTTTTGTATTGCCGAGCTTGAACCATTTTTTCCCGTCCCATTTATCTTCCATGCCAGGAGGGACGCGGTAATAAATCGCGCCGTGCTGAATCTTCCAGCGTTCCGGCAAGCCTTTGTTTTCAGGCAAACGTGCTTTAGGCATCAGAGGGCGTTCCAATTAGGTTCCCCTCCCTTCTTTGATGATTCAATCGGACTGTCAAACCGTTTCTCGATATGCGCTTTTAAGATCAAGGGATAACCATCCGGGCGAACATCATGAATTATCCGCATTTTTTGGAGTTCGCGGATTTGGGCCGGCCGTCTGACCTTGCCTGTGAGTTCTTTGATTTCGTCCCGGTTAAGGAACATCACCTCATCCCCCTTTCAAACGCTCAACGAATTTATATGCGGGCATATCACCTTTTCTGCTATTACAGAGGCGACACGCCAGAACTAAATTACGCGGTCTTTTTCCGCCTTTTGAGCGCGGCTTAACGTGGTCGAGCGTTGCAGTTTTCGCGGTAGGCTTTACTTTATAAATCGGCTTTTCCATTCGTTCTTTGCAGTAGAAACATTTTCCTTTTTGCAATTCCCACAAGCCTTCGAACTTGGTGCGCCCCCTTAGATGTCTGCAACGTATGTCAGGAATTTTATCGATCATTTTTTATCGCTTCCTTCAGGTCTTTGATGTCGGTCATTCCCATTCTCCTTTTTCTGCTTTAACGCCGCAAACTATGTCCCACTCAAGAAGCAAATCTTTCGCTGTTTGCAAAAGTGCCCGCCATTCTCTAGCCGGAACGTCCATATCCATGCGTTGCAAGAGAACCAATTCTCTGAATGCTTCGGCTCTTTGTTTTTGGTCGGCAGATAAGGCGTCTGGAATTTCCAGTTCAAAGATATGATCTGCTGCGCCGTATAAAGCTAAGCCAGCCCGCGTTTCTTCGGGGCCAATATCCCTTTCAGCATGCGCCAGAAATAAGCCTAGACAGTATGCGTATCCTTTTCCAAACTCGCTCATTTATCTTTGTTCCTTCTCCAGATAATTATTCGGTCTATATAGCTTCTCACACGCAATAATTCTTTCATTGGCAAATTATGAGGCTTTAAATAATCGTGCCGTCCGTGAAACCATATTTTAATAGGACGCGGCTTACTCATCTCCCCCTCCCGGCGTGGATGCTGCCTTTAAAAGTTCCGACAGAAACTCTTTGTGTTTAGGTATAAGTTTATCTGTACCGCAGTTACATTTTTCAGTTTCGTCTTCATAAGCTGGGCATTGATCAAAATCGTAGCTACTATGCAAGGGCGGGTTGCCCTCAACAAATTTTACAGCCTTGTTAAACAGTTCTTTCCGAACCATCACCCATCCATCAGGAACCCCGCAGATGCGTCCGGTTGAGGCTAGGTGGTCGATAGCCTGACGTAAATAATGTCTGGACGTTGTGCCCGGTGGAATCTGGGTAGCGCCGATTATCTCGTGGATTAACATTTCAACGTCCACATTCTGCCCCATGATTGCGCGGATGGTTTCGAGGGCGTCTGTATATATATTAGTAATTAAATTGTCATGTTCGGCAACAAGGCCAAAGCTGTCTTGCGCGTTTTCATACAAATCCGTTAGTGCTGCTTCGACGGTCTTGAGCGGGTGGGTCATTTAACACTCCTGATAAACATTCCTTTGGATAATTTAAGTGCGGCGACTATGCGGTCAGCGTCACCTTTAGCATTATCTCCGTACACAACGATGAAAGCCCCTCTAGTTGCGGAAGTCACCGGCACATCTTCGTGTATTTCGTAATAGATTTTTCCCGGACCATGATCGCCTATTCCGTTCTCGTCGCCCTCCATACGGTAGACATTAAAATTCCGGCTCATCCCTTCGCCCCCTCTGCTGCCCTGTTGCAATCAGGGCAGTCAACCGGATCGTTTTGAAAGCCCGTAACAAATCCGTAGCCTCCACAAGTCTTACAACTGCCTTCAACTTCGGATATTTCCTTCAGTAATTTATCTTGCCGCTGTTTAATAATTCTGAAAGCTGTTTCTGTTCTATTGGTGCCACCTATTACCTGAAGAGCATATTTCAAAGCCTCTGCTGTTATTTTGTCCGTTTGCAACTCCCCCTCAATCGGTGCGGGGCGGAGGGCGGCAAGCTCATCAGCTATCATGTCAATATGTTCGCGGGTATGGCCCGTGATTTTTACCAGTCTATTTTTAACAGCCTCCGCATCCCCCTCTCGGGCGCTGGATAGATCGGAGCGGCGGTTCCACATTTTTATATTATTTTCCAACGTGTCGTTTTTGGGGTCTATTGGGCATGCGCCGCATCCGTCACAGCAAATAACTCGCTGTGATGCTTTAAAACCCTCGCCTCCACAAAACGGACAGGGCAACAATTCCGGCATATCAGTCATGGGCGCTCCTTAATATTTTTTGTTCTAAAAGCAATCAGCAAAAGAGACTTTGCAGCCTCTAACAAATCGCGCTCGTGGTCATTTAGATCGCCCTTATTGTGCAGATCTTCCAGCTTGTTGATAATGGTCCAGAGTTTTCCCCGCTCGTAAGCAAGCATCATCTCTCCCCCGCAGCGGTTAAAGCTTCAGTTGGCGTCTTTCCATCGCCATATTTTGGCTTGTTCACATCGTTCTCGCAGCACACAGCCGCGTATCGGTCGCCATTTTCAAATGGTGTGTAGAGCTTGACGTGATATTTGTTCGGCACCTTCGCCAGCAACGCCTCCAGCCCCGCGCCGCTTTGGATTTCCCCGAGCATTGATATTGCTGTACCTATTTCGTAATTGGTTTCCTTCTGAGTGTCTTTTCTCGCCGCAGCCATGAGGACTTTTTTAATCGCCGTGATTTGGTTAGCATCCACCCCCTGCGCCTTACCTGGTGAAGGAAGCCCGCCTGCCTTATTGATTATTGGGGCAGCATCACTCGTTGTTTCCGCAGAGCGAAGGTTCGCGCCGGGTTCCTTCATAGATAAATCCTGCGCTTGCGTGAGGGCTTCAATTAATTCACGCTTCAGTGGCAATGTTTGTTCGCAGACGGAAACAAGACGGTTAATAATTTCCTGCCTCTCTCCTGTCACGCCGATAGCGTTATTAATCCCATTGCGGAAAGCGTTATCCAGTTTCTCAATCGCATCGAGCGCGGCCTGTTGGGGGGTCATGGGGTTCTTTTTCTCCATTTATTCGGTATAACGAGTTGGTCTGCCGGAAAGCCCCCACATCCGTCCTCTGTATAAATAGAGGTGAAAAACCATTGGTCTTCATGGACCATGCCGTTCCGTGCAAATCCACGCGTGGCAAGAATGACTGTGCCATTGAGCGCGTCATTAGTGACTTCCAAAATCTGACCATATGGGGCCTCATTTATATTTTTATTCCACTGGCTCATCTTCAAAACATCCTTTCCCGTTATAGTGTTTTAAAATCTCATTACATGATTGAACGATAACCATGTCGTTGTCGTAGGCGTCCGAATTGGTACAAACCTCTTGGCATGCAGGGATAATCCGGGCTTCCGGTATTAATGTCGGTTTTGGCAAAGGAAAACAGGCTACCGGTATCACAACGAATATGCCTATAAAAGCCGCGAGCCATAGCAATGTGTTTGTTTGGTCGCTCATCACCGTTCCCCCGGCTTCGAGGCGGGCGCGTCTTTAGACAACGCAGCGGCCCAAGCCTTTCCGTGTATTATTTTGTCAATAGTTACCTTGTGGACACCGTATTTTTTGGCCAAAGGTACGGCTCCGAATTTACGGTGAAATGGAATATAGGTGCTTACTATTTCCTTGACCTGCCCAAGCGTTAGCTTTGATCGCGGATTACTTTCTCCATTAAGTAAAGTCCCATGGATCACTTTATCTAGGCAGTTTTCTTTTGTGGTCCCCCACGCAAGGTTTTCCAGCCTATTGTCTAATTTATTGCCGTTTAAATGCCTAGAAACCATCCCTTGGGGGCGTTTCGACACGAAAGCCTCAAGAACCAAGCTATGGATGCTTCGCTGAACAATTTTGCCGTTGTAGCTCAACGCAACCCGCAAATAGCCTTTTTGATTTGGGTAGGCGTTTAAAGTGCGCTTTGGCGACTTTACTTTGCCGTGGGAGCTAATCTGATAATTAGGCAAGTCAGCTATTGGTTTCCAGATTTCCTTACTCATGGTCTTTTCCCTCGGAAGCTGCTGGCTGCGGGGTGGCTCTATCGAGGCGTTCAATTTCAGCAACGATTAAAGCTCCGGCGCGAACAAGGTCTTTTCTAGGGTTCCGCTTAGGCTTCCACCACGCCGCTGACCAAGGCCAATGACGAGGGATTTTTTCCAATGTTCTGCCGCGAACGCCAGTCCCGTGATCTTCCAGTTTGCCGACAATATCCTTTACGCCTCCTGCATGAAGCGCATAGCACCCTGCGGCTTTTGCAAGGCTACCGTCATCGTGATCGTCATCGTGCTCAATCGACCAGCCTTCTTTTTCGATCTGGCGCTTACGTTCGGCTGCAATGTCAGCTATGGCCCCACCCGTGATTTCCTGTGAGCGGAGGGCGGCTCTCCGGTCTGGGTAGTGCTTCGTCATAAAAAACATTCCTAAATTACATTCCTTTAACGCTCTCGATCCTTTTTCTCCGAGGGCGAACATAACAATCCCTGAGCTTGGCGATTTTCCACGCTGGCCGTTTTGGTCAATAAATTTTGTTTTCCCCTTGGGGAACAAAATGCAATCCATTTGCGGCATATATTCGTGAAACCATCCGGCTGAAGTATAGGCTCTGCAAAGTCCAATGCCGTTTCCGTTCTCTATGAATTTCTTAAGCCACGGTACATGACCGTTGCGGCCCCCGAACGGCGGATTCATCCAGACAAATTTTCCCAACCAGTTTTTTGAAAGTCCGTCATGGCATTTCATATATTTTAGAGATGCCGGAACAAAATCATCGGAGTCAGAACCGCAAGGATCTAGATCAAAATTAACCTTTAATGCCTCAAATATTTCGGGTGGCGTGTACCATTCGTCAGATTTACCAATGCCCATTTTAAGTTCAGACATTTTCTCCAACCTTTCTAGAGCTGATGCATCTCGGACAATACTTTTGGGACTTAAAAGAAGTGCCGCAATCATTACAGGTGTCAAATTCATCCCCACCCTCAGTCTGCTCAACCCCCGTCCGGGTGCGGGAGAGGGCTTCAATGATATTCTGCCAATGTTCGTTAGTTTCGACAGACATCGGTAAATTAATTTGGCGTTTTGCCCATTCTAAGGTTTCCATGCTTTGCGTGCCTCCTTAATTTCCTCCGCGATTTCGTACACCACCGCCATATGGTACGGCTGACAGTTTTCCTTGAATTGCAGGGTGACAACATCTTCCATGAAAAGGCGCTCGATTACTTTTAACCATTCTGGAACATCCACCCCCGCGTCTTGTGGCGGGCGGGCGTTAACAGCATTCATGACCATTTTTGCCGCTTGCTCATAAGGGTCTGTGCCGTTCTTTCTGTGCTCTGCATAAACTTCTTCGCCGAATCTAGGCCATGAAATTTGTGTAAATAAGTTTCCATCAGCATCGCGCAAAACGCCCCAATCGTCATATTGATGCGGTCTATACGCCAGCGGTAGCTTCAATTCATGGGTCATGGCTAAAACTTCCGCTTTATCGTTACAGTTACGTCATTAAGCTCTATTGTTATTTTGTGCTTCTTTTCGCTCAGGTAATAATCTTTGAAGCATTGGCTTAGAGATTCATAAATGTCTCCGCCGGGGATGCCCGTATAGATTTCCTCGCCAATCCAGTATTTTTTGTTATCGCTCATTTCCCATCTCCTATGCTGTGGGGGTTACTTCAATCCGCGTAGATTTGCGGAACTCGTTCTGTACAATTCAATCCTGGTATCGGCGGCTTTCATCTTTGTAATGAAGAAACTTTCCGATCTCACCGCTTCCGCGTATCTGTCTAAAGCTTCTTTGTAGTCATTGCTTGCCAGTGCGGTTGCTTCTTTATGCCCTTGTGTTCCGTCTGTCCGGAGCATGATTTCAGATTTAACAATCCTCATTAATTCCTCGGACTTGGCCTTTTCTGCTTTTGCATCAGCTAGGTTCTGGACGTTGTCGTAAATCCATTGTCCTGCTGCTTCTGCCTGTTCATCTGTAATCACGGAAAACTCTCCAATAAAGCTAACGCTGCGTCCATATCTCCTGATACATCGTAAAGATTGTTTGCAAGCCTTTTTGCCTTTGCCAGCCCGCCGAATGAGAACCAGTAATTTTGTTCTCCAATTTCATGTTGGATTCGGTGCTCATCGACACTTAACGGTAAACAGTTATTATCCCCGCTTTTCATTCCGATTGAGTGCCTTCCTTCGCTTACATGAGCGCATTGTGTTTCCCCCTCAAGGCCAGTTACGCAGCAAGGGAGGGACGCGATAAACCGTCTATGCTTTTCGTCCCTTATTCTGTTTTCTTTGCCCATAGTGATTTTCTCATACTTCTTTTTGAGCCGTTTTTTTCGCATTAGAAACTCTCTGTCCTTCTGGCATATGGACGTGTTTGTTTTTGATGAACCAGACTGTTCCGTGAGTAACGCCAAATTCTTTAGCGACCTTGTATTCATCCGCTCCTAGAGAGAGTAGCCATCTTATTTGCTGCGCTTGCGCTAGCTTAAGTTTGGTTGTGCTCTTGTTTCTTGAGTTTTCCGCGTGCGTTACCCACCGACAATTTTTCGGTTCGTAATTACCGTTATTATCGATACGATCTATTGTCAGTCCGGGGCGTGCTCCGCTTTCCTCTGCCCATTTTTTAAAACCTTCGATAGTCAACCACTCGTCACAAATCTTTATCCCGCGCCCTCCGTATCTGTGGTACTTATGATGGGAGGGGTTTAGGCATCTTTGCTTCATATTTTGCCAAGTGTTATAAATTCCCTTACGGTCAGAATTCCTCATTGCCAACCCTGTTTTGTAATTTGGGTTATTCTTACCCTTGAAGTTTTTTCCTTTAGCAACCATTAATTACGCTCCTATAAAATCCTGAAAGCGGCTAAATGGTATTTCGTCGGTAAAGTCTTGTGGCGTGCGCGAAGGGGCGTTTTTCGCAGCATCTTTTGCATCCTTGAATTTCGGTTCGTAGAAATTAATCCAGCCGTTGAAGTTCACTGGAATGCTTTCAAGCTTCATGCACATGGAACCGTCAGGACGCTCAAATACCGCTCCTACAGGGATGTAGCGGGTTTTCTCTTCCCCTTGTTTGTTCTGGTATTTCTCACCGGCTACTGTGGCGTCATATTTCTTTTTCATGGGTTACTCCGCTGCTATGGGTTGGATACGTTTGTTGTAGGCGTTCTTTAGTCTTTGGTAAGGTGTTCCTTCAGGCGTTTGGTATTTCTTTGCGTTCAGCATCACATCCAATGCCTTCAGTTTGTGGTCGTTCTCAGCCATCCACTCCCGCAAATCGTCAATATTTTTTTCGGTGTCGATCTTATGCTTTGCTGTGACTCCGAACTCACCCGCCTCCTGAACGTCAAGGAATTTAAAGACCGGTTTGATTGCCTGAACGTTGTTCTTGATCTGCGTTTTACGGACTTCGATCTGTCCCGTAATCTGCTCGTTCAACTCATCGGGGAGACTGTCGAACTTGTCTCCCATTTCCTCGATTAATGAGGGAACGTCTTCCGTGTTGCCTAAGGCGTAGAGGAAATCACGCATGAAAGCCTTGTCCTCGCGGGTTGCTTCCTTGTATGATTTAACATCATCAAGTGATTGCTTATCGGGATCATCTTTGCTGTCATCGATTGCCAAGAGTCCACCGAGCGCATATTTTCTGCTGTATGAACTCGAAGCCCCCGTTAGCTGGGGTTCTTGCATCAAAGGCTTGCCATTGCTGGATAGAAGCTCTTTAGGCTCTCTCGCCCAGCCGGACGCGGAAAGGGTTTCGGAACCAAAGCCAAACGTAGCGGTTGCTTTGACGTAGTACCGCTCTCCGATAAGCACAATTTCATCTGTACAAGAGAGATATTCCCCATCTTCCAGAACATCCTTGGCAGCTTCTAAAATCTGCTCAGCCGATCTGGACTTGTAAGAGACATTTTTATTTTCTTCCTTCGGTGCCTTTAAAGCCTTTTGAATACGGCTCAGGCGGTCTGTAATCTTTGTCATTGCTTTATGCCTTTCAGGTTAATTTCCCAAAACCACAAAAAAACTGGAGAGGGACTAAAGAAACGCAGTTTGCCCCTCTCCGAGTTGACGTGTTTGCCCGTAAGGGCAGGGGATTCAGGTCTTACGACCGGAAACTTTCTGTTGTCGTTGGCTCTTTCGTATGAATAGTTGTTCATTGCATCACCGTGAATTCTGCTGACAGGAGGATTTCAAGCCAGACGTTTTGTTCCTGAAACCCAGCCATTCTCCTGAGCATTTCTCCTGATTGTTGTTTGTTCATGCGGACTTCGGGTGTTTGCATTCCCGCTCCCAATCATGACGGTGTGGCTCAAGCACTGGTGTGTCCAGTTCGCCAGTAGTTTTCTCTCCGACGAGCGCGAGGTGTCCATCTTCGCCCGTTTCGAGATATTCAGGCATGAATTCACCTTTCTCAGTTTTGCGTTCAAGTGCGCGGGCTTCATGCAGGACGAGGGCCATGCGGAGGTGATAAATCACTCGTTCATTGTTCGGGTGTGGCAAGCAGTTGTTACAGTGGCGCGTTCTGTCGATCAGAATTCGGATGACCTCCTGAGTGGTTGTGCCGCCATGCTCACGTCCGGGTTCCTTGTTCACGAATGTCAAAGTCTGCTGCATCATTTCCGGTGCGCCTTCAACCTGACGATTTACCGGGTGATAGATGTGGCCTTTTTCTGATACTTTCATTGGTAGCTCCTTTCGATCTGTAGTATGGTTTTAGAAATATGCTTACGTGCGGTTAAAGTTCTCTTAGGGTCTACGTCTCTCAAGTGGAGGACGACTTGTTCTAAGGCTTTCTTGATGAGTTGCATTTCACTTTGCATTGTCGTTAACCCACGCTTGCAATTTTTTCTCGACATCGTAGCCGTCGCCGGAGCCGTAGCCGTCGCCGTAGCCGTCGCCGGAGCCGTAGCCGTCGCCGTAGCCGTCGCCGGAGCCGGAGCCGTAGCCGGAGCCGTAGCCGTAGCCGGAGCCGTAGCCGTAGCCGGAGCCGGAGCCGTAGCCGTCGCCGTAGCCGTAGCCGGAGCCGTAGCCGTAGCCGGAGCCGGAGCCGTCGCCGGAGCCGGAGCCGTAGCCGGAGCCGTAGCCGTAGCCGGAGCCGTAGCCGTCGCCGGAGCCGGAGCCGTAGCCGGAGCCGTAGCCGTCGCCGGAGCCGGAGCAAGCCCAAAGCGGCAAGCCCTTCAGGGCTTTAGTGTCTTCTTTGTCAAAGACCCCCGTGTTTTCGGCCCAGATCAAATCGTCCGTGGAGAAGCTGGAGATTTTCTTCCCGACCGGAGGGACCCTGCATGCGCCGCAAAGAATGATTTTCAGCGCGTGTTCTTTTGTGACTACTGCTTCCATTCGGCTGCATCCCATTTTTTAGCGGCCTCTTTGCTTACAGGGGTTACGCTCGTGATTTTGTAGAGCTTGATTTCAGGAACGGCTTTGCCGATCTTGCAACCCTGTGTTGGGCCGTTTGCCGCGAGGCCGAGAAAGCCGCCGCAGTCAGAAGACCAATAAACGCAGTTCTTGGCGTTCTTGAGTGTGACTTCCGCAGGGGCCTTTTTATCGTTGGTCAGATAGCCAAAGAATACGCCGCGAAATTCTGTAGTGATAAGTACTGGTTTTTTAGATGTAGACATTTTAGTTTCCCTTTCGTTAATGAACCCATAGATAAATAAAAACTATCGCTACAAGCGCCCCGCACCATGCAAGGGATTTGTCGGTCATAGAACGCCCCCGCTATAAACAGATTGACGCACAGGCTCATACTCATCAGGCCATCTATCCATGGACCAGATTTCACTCTCGATAGAGCGGATGGTTGTTAGGAGTTCGTTTGCATGGTCGTCACCGATTATTCTGAGCTTGGCGTATGCTTTTCTCAGGTCGTCGTTTGCATCGATCAAGGCAGTGCGGTGGGCTTGAATAATCTCACTCACGGCTCATCTCCTGTTCGTAGTTGTATTGTTGCTGGGCAGGGGTGTAATCGCGGTTTCTGATTGTCTTGATGGCCCGTCCTACTGCATCAAGTGCATCACGAACATCGTCAAGAATGTCATCGTCGCAATCTCTGTTAAGTAGGTCGTGGATGATGTCCAAATCCTGTTCGCTAATATCGAAGCGTTTAATCACTTCGAGAGCTTCGACCATTTGTTTTGATGCTTGGTAGCCAGTTTGCATGTTCGTCCCCTTATTAAGTTCGTAGGGTCAAGTTACAACTAGTAAACACCGATGTCAACAAAAAAGTTACAGGCTGTAAATTTATTTTTTCAGTATGAGGAGTGTTTCAGGAAATGCAGGACAGCCGCGATTATCAGCAG